TTGCCTCTAGGGTGCTTAGAATCTTCTCTGAGGGCTTTGACCAGTGGAGCAAGGGTAGACCCCATTCTTTTTTCCTGAGCCTCAGATGGAATCCTAGCAGGCCATACGCGAGTCTCATACCCACGCTCATTGAGGGCACTGTAGATCGTCATCTCGGTCTGGGGTGTCCCGAGGTAGATGATGTGTCCGTCAGGTTTGAGGACAGCATCGAACTCTTTGATGGTTTCTGAGAGCTTGTCTCTCATGGTCTGCGTGGCGGAGTTATTCAGGGACTCCACATCGTCAGCAATCACGATGTCTGCACGAGATCCCGTGATCTGTGAGGTAATACCTTTGGACACCACAGAGGGTGCGTGCGAGGCTGGGGCAGGCCCAACGTCAAAGGCAATCTTGGAGTTTCGCTGCTCATCCTTGGGACGCAGATGTTCGAGCAAAGGCATCTCATGGATCAGCCTCAAGGTGAACGTAGAGAAGTCATCAGAGCGAGCCTTGGATGCTGAGACAACCAAGATGTTCTTGGTGGGGTCTAGGAGCAACTGATGGCATACATAAGCCGATGTGATCCAAGACTTACCGACCCCACGGAACGCCTGGACAACCCGACGCTTAGGCCCATGCTGGATGTAGTCAGCAATGTCGTATTGAACCGGGGTAGGATCAGGCAACCCCAACTGCTTCCAGCACAGAAAAAGAAAGTTACGGAAGTCAGCTAGTGGGTTGGTTTCAGTCATCTCATTCCTCAGCGAAGAACATCAGGAGTACCCATCTGTCTGCCCCAGTGTGGGCCGTGGCTTGATGCCACAGTGGGTTGTTGTGTGCTCCGCTAGGGTAGATTAAAAGACTGCCGTAGAGTTCTTCTTTTAGTCTTTGAACTTGTCCATCACCCTCGTCATACTCGAAGTATCCGCCCTCAAATGTTGATGGATCAGAAATTAGGGACACCGCAGACCAGCTGCACCAACTCATGTGGTTGGGAGACATATCAGGTTTGCAGCCGTCGTAGTGCCAGCCATGCCCTTTCCCTCGACACTCTAAGTTCCAGTAGGACTTTCCTTTAGGGGTCACAGGAGCATGTTCTTTCACCATGTCCACAATCCGGGGCATAGGTAACTTGTCCCACGCCGAACGGTTGAGCCCTGCTGGGAGTTTCATTATTTGTTGTCGCAGATCGTGATCTATGACGTTGGGTAAAAGAGTAAGCATTACTTCTTCTTAATTTTTAATCGTCTCTTGCCCGAGGCAGTTACAGCATATTTGATTCGAGATGGGCCAGTTTTCCTGCGAGATGCAGACCTTTTCTCAGAAGAAGTCATCTTGGCCGCAACAGCTTTTGGACGGCAGGCTGGGTAAGGTCGGCTTGAATCTTTGGCGGATTTACGTCCACACTTCTCGCCGGTCTTTATGTCGCGCCAGTCTTCCTTGAACCATTTTGTGAGTCCGCCTGTGGGTTTTGCCATTACTTACCTACCTTTTTCTTGGCCTCCTTGTGGGCTTGACCAAAGGTCTTTCCTTGGATCATTAGCCTACGCATGAGAGCCATGTGCTTTTTGGTGTGGTGTTCAGCATGACGCTTCATTGTTTTCTCTTGTCGAATGGTTAATTTCTTCATCGGTATCCTCCTCCACGTTTCTTATATTCACGAACCAGCCAAGCGTTTGCATAGGCTGACGGGTAGACATCAAACTTCTTTTTAGCCGCTGACTTGACCCTTGAGTACAGGGCTGGGTTGGTAGGGGTCGGACCCTTCTTCTTAACCTTAAGTTTTCTCTTTGCCATTACATTGCCTCTTTCTCTGGTTCTACAAATGGAAGAATCTTGGCAAGTTCCGCCAGCGGCTCACTGGCCTCTTCAACTGCTTCGATGTTGTTGTCCTTGAGAAAGGCTCGGGCCACGCTCAGTTCCGATGGGGTAGCCTCACCGGACTCAATGCGGGTAACAAGCTCTTGGGCGAGCAGGTTGTGCAGCCTGTTGATTGTTTCTTTGGTTATCATTTGGTACTCCTTTTCCCGACACATCGCCAGCGTTTGCGGCTGAGTCGTAATGCACTATTCGGATCCTTGGCTGCCTTAGGATGAGATTTCATTTGACCAAATGATCGTGCACAGTATGAGTCACCCTTAGATGTCCCAGGTCTGACACGAGGTCCACCACCCTTGGCTTGACCAGCTTGGCCGTAAGAGGTCTTACGGGTTCTTCCAGTCTTGGGATCTTTGTAAATCTTGACGCGGGCCTTGCCCTTTGCTGGTGATGCCATCTTAAACTCCTATTCTGGACGCAATAAAAGAACAAACTGCACCCACAACAGCAGCAGCACCCAACATATAACTACGTCCTTGTTCGAGTTTACGAAGTCTTTGATCTTGGCGTTCAAGTTCTTCATCGTGGTACTTTTGTCGCGTGAGCATTGCATCGACTTTTCCTTCTAAACGACCCAAGGCCAATAGGATCTGATTATCGTTGTCCATCTCACTGGTCCGTCATGTAAGTCAATGAAATGTAAATGGTTGAATTAGTCTGCAACAGGTTTGCTGAGTTGGCCGGTTGAACACCACTGTTCTCATAGATTTTCAAGATGTTGTTGTGACTTGTGAGAAGCCAGCCAGAGAAGGATATGTCTCCAGAACTGGGTGATTGAATGTTCACATTCGCCATCGCGTCTACTGAGGCTGTAAAAGGTAGACCTCCAATGTTGATAGATCCAACCGGACTGCTCAACGAAGTAATAGTTAGATTACCTGAAACAAACACGAGTCTGCCGATCTTTGTGTAACTCAAAGTTGCATCATTGAGAGTTATAGTTCCCGATGTACCCGGTGCCGCAGTGGCGGTAAAAGTGCCTTCCTCATAATCATCCAATAGATTTGCCGCAGCAATACCACCAAGGTGAACCCCAGTGCTTAGGTACTGCGATGGGATCTTCTCGGAAGAGTTAAGTTGAACCACGGCCCCTACTTGGGACGAAGAACTGGTTCCTGTTGCCGAGGCTTTCTCTGCTGTTTTAATAACCCCGGAGGTCATGTTTGCGGGGACTTTTGTAGGTGAAGACATGAGTTACTCCTTAGGTCTTGATGATGTATTTGAGGGCGATGAAGGCGGGAGTGACATCGAACGCGGCGGCGGTGGTTGGCCCACCAGTGGTGCTTCTGGAAGAATTTTCTACTGTAGAAGAGGCTGAGATGTTTCTATCGGGTGAATTAATGTCAACCTGACTTCCAGAGCTCAAACTGATTGATGTTGATACACCTGTAGTTTTTGAATAAGTGTGCGAGTGAGCGGGCAAGTTTTCTTCCGCAAGTGTTGCTGTACCACCACCAGTAGTCCCCACCGGCTTGGGTGTAGTAGCACCCATCGGGAATCTGTCCTCAAGGTTTGGCAGGTTGAATGTGGTAGAACCGTCACCAGCTCCGTATGTATCACCAATGATGCCAAACAAGGTTGAGTACGTTTCTCGGCTTACGGCTGTTCCGTCACAGACCAAGAAGCCTGTCAATGTGTTGGTGTTGTCACCTGCAAAAGGAACCACAGCACCTGGGGGAAGTGCAGAGATACCACCAGAAATCGTGGCCGTACCTGTCACAGTCAGATCACCATTGACCTGTGTGGCCCCGTTTACAGTCAAGCTGCTTGCGGTCGTTGCGGCGGCAGACAGGGTGCCAGTCACCACTGCGTTACCGCTGGCGGTCACATCAACACAAGTCAGATCCCCATCAGCAGCCACCTTCGCCAGCGTCGTGTTTGAGCTGTCGGTGATGTTCAAGAGATCCGCAGTTTGGCTGGCGTTTGCCTTGAGGGTGATTGGAGTATCACCAGCAGCCGCAGCCTCACCCGTTACTGGGAACGCAAAGACAGACTTGGTGTTACCAAATGCCAGGGCCATTACATCAGGGTTGTCTGTAATTGTATTGCCATTGGTGATCGTAAGCGTCGTAGTGGTGCCATCGGATGTCACCGTGAAGTCAGTGTTCGGTTGTTGGACCACACCACCCACGGTTACGATGAACATCTCGTTCTGAGTAGAAAGAGGTTGAGGTGACAATGCCAATGTCTTGTTGGGATCTGCGGTTGTCATCGCATCAATCGTGCTGGTGTAGACCCGAGGCACAGACGTTGGGCTGGTGCTGAAGGAAGTCAAGGCATCCACATACGCCTTGGTAGCAACCTCTTGCCCATCCACAGGATCTATGACGTTCTTGATCGCCCTAGATCCAGCGTTGAACTTTTCATCAGCATCCAAAGGAATAGCACCAAGGTTTTGCTCCGCGTTCTCTTGGAGAGCAAACAGGAGCTGCTTGGTCGCACTGTTGAGTTCTTCGGCCCGAAGCAAGGATGCGTTGGTGAACGTGGTCAGCAAGTCATCCACAGGGGTTTCGCGGAAGATCCGGATGGTCGCAGTGCCCTCTGGGAATGTAAGAGCTGAGGTGTCAACAGATGTTGTTGAACCAACAATAGTGATAGGGAAACTTACACCGGGGTCTGTATTTCTAAAGTCTTGGGTAGAACCACCACTGGTAATAGCTTTTACTGCTAAGTGGGACTTGTTTAAGTATTCAAGCTGAGAGTCAGTGAACGAGACAGATTCTGTCCCTACTGCTCCTGCTTCCTCATAGTAACTGTTTGGCATGGTTTACTCCGGTGTGGTTAGTTATCTCTTGGTATGCCCATTTGGGCCTTTCTTGCGTTGGAAATAGCTTGATCCATAGCATCCTTGACTTCTGGGTACTCTCTTTGAAGCTGATTGAATGCAAGCCCACGGTAGTCCGTAAGAATGGATCTGAGCCTATCTTCACGGATGTCATCATCAAGAGTTTGATATTCGGGTGTATCAATCAGTTGAGCCATACGTTCCCGCAGGTTTAGTCCACGATTGTTACTTACTTCGCCAACAAGTCTCTGGAACTCGTCGTAAGCGTCGTATTCTCCAACCTTAATTTCAGTCAAATCTACACCACCACCCGGCCCTCTGGTTTTTCGGGGGTTAGAGAATGAAGCACCGATCTCTCGGATCTCTGTGCTTACGATGTCGGATTTTTCTGTGGTTGTATCAATAAAGCCCAACGTTGTGTCTGGTCTCTTAAGAACTTCTCCAAACGCATTCCTTCGTGGTCGCAGGTCATCAGACAACATAGGCATACGAGCCTTGTAGGCATCCACAAGTGATCTGACTTCTCGAATCTGCTCATCAACAAACATCTGATTTGTTTGATTCAAAAAAGATCCCATAGGAATAGTTGAACCCGCCAGAAGTCGAGAGTAAGACGTAGCCTCTTCACCACTGGGGTCAGTCATCGCACTCATAAACTGATTCACCCCTGCTAAGAATGTCTTATTTCGATAGAGATTTGCAAATGTAGTTATAAGTGCTGCCGTAATTTCCTCGCCTGCACCCCTTTGAGTTTCATCCTCACCCATATACTTTTCGGCGTATAACTGAGCTTCTTGGAAATCTGCGACCGATTGAAGAAAGGTTGAGAATGGATCAAGTCGGCGGTATGAGTAATAATTGTCCCCAATTTTTATCGAGTATGGCTGCCATCCTGTCATTTCCAGTGTTCGACGATCACTCGCATTGGTTGGGCCTGATCCGGTCAAAGCTGAATTGGAGTACAACAAACCAGCAGAGCCCATAAAGAAACTACCTGTTGCAAGACGGCCCATGTAATCCTGACGCTCCGCTGGAGAGGCACCCGCAAGTTCTTTAAGGTTTCTTTGTTTGATGGCGTTAAATATGTTCCCAGTTTGGAACGACACCTTATTGCCCCTATTGCCCCTAACTTTTGGAGAACCAATAAGTTGTTCAGTTGCTAAACCCCAACTTCTACGTCCCGCAAACTCAATAAGCTGGGCTGGAGTTCTAACGAAGGGCAGCAGAACTTTAGCCGTAAAGCTTAAAATTGGGTTGTTGTGTCTTTTGGCCTTCTGTATAAAGTCGGCAAATGCAATAAGAGTGCCTTGACCTGGTTCACCCAGTCCGCGTGTGAAAGTAACCTGCTCTGCGGCCTCTTTACCTTGTTGTGCAATGTTGGCAAGATTTTGTTGGTAGTTCTTCTGCATATGGTCGATGATGTACCGACGATATGCTTCTTGATCTTTCATGGGAGAAAGTCCAGCTTCTCGTGCTGCGTTTGCCGCTTCACGTTGGACTGCTTCCTTCGTGTAGAGTTCATTGGTTTTGTTAATACGGTTGAAAGCCCTTTCCACCCAGTCCTTATCCAAGTTATTTCTGGCGGCATAGTCCATCAAATCTGCTTGAACTTGCGAGAAATAATTGATCTGTTTGAAGAACTCATCAGTCATTTGCAAAGTTCTTGAGGGTAGTTGACCGGCGGTTAAGCCAATATTTGCATATTTCCAAAAGCCAGAAATAGGAGCCTCATCTGCAAGGGAGCTTGATCCGACTCTTCCAACCGCTACATCTGAAATTTTGTTGCTATTCAAAAGGATTGGCTTGTTCTGTTTGAATGCAGTTCCCGCAACTCTCAGCGCATTTTGCATATAAGAAGCCATGTAATAATACTGCTTCATTTCTCTCAGGCCCCCTAAAAAGTCGCCAGAATTAAGGTTAAGCAGGCCACTACCAAACTTGCCCATAGCTCTTTCCATTGGGCGATGCAGGGTTGCAAAAGCACCCGACGCGGCATTCACAAGTTGTGTTTCCGGGCCAGAAAGGAGACCGGCGACCCACACATCCATTGCCAGTCCATTTGGACCATACTGTGACGCACGGGCAGGACCAAGGGGGTGAGCTGCTTTGCTGTCCAACAGTTTCTGGGCGTGCTCTCGAAGCTGAGTTAGACCTGTATTACTGTTACCATCACCCAAGTCCTTCAGGATCGTTTGAATAACTTCATCGCCCTCACCCTCGATAAACTCGGGTAAGAAAGACCCCATCGGAGCTTCTCCCGGTGTTTTAATAAACGATGCGAGCGAACCTGCAACTTCACCTTTGACTTTTTTAGCGTGAATTACAACTGACCTAGTTTTCATTTGAGCCTCAAGCAAAGCTCGGGCATTTTCATCAGAATCATTAGCCAAGAAGTTTTTAGCTTTAACAGCCAAATCATCCGCCATAGCCTGCTGGAGAACAACAATTTCTTGGACGGCACCTAGACCCTTCATGGCTGTGTCTGTTTGTTGTGCAAGAGCATTTGCGAGCCCTGGAGCATCCAAACCATCCACATAACCCGTGGCTTTTAGTGCCGCCTCAGCCGCCAGTTGTCTCTCTTGGTGAGACCTTGATTTGAACTTAAGCAGACCTGCTTCTTCCGCCTTCTTAACTTCAGCAGCCAACACACCACGAACGTCCTCGTGACTTGAAGCTCTACCGATGTTGATGGCAAATTCATTCTTACCACCAGCACCAGGCTTCAATCCACCAACATCAGGCCCTGAGTCAATAGCAGCCTGCGTATCAGCCTTAAGTTGTGCAACCTCACCTTCAGGAAGTTCTGGAGCTGGCGGTCGAGTACCGGGATCGGGAGCCACCACTGGAGCATCATCAACATCGCCTGCGGCAGCCTTGACATCATCTATAAGCTTTTGCTCGACAGCACCCAAGGGCGGTTCATCAACTGCATCAGCAGCCACCGAGCCCTCAGGCAGCTCCGCATTGAATGCTTTAGCGGCTTCATCGGGTGTGCCCCCAGCATTACGCACCTTGATTGCAGACTTCAACGCTTTAGCATTTTTGAACAAAGTACGAGCGTTATAGAGACCATCTAAACCCAACCCGAGTATCACACCTTCAGTAGTATTCTTCAGACGCTTTTCAAGTTCGATGTCATCTTCGTCGTGTGCCAAGTATTCAGTTAAGATATTTCCGTAAGGCTCAAGCTGTGGGTGATTCTCAACAAGAGTGGACAGATTACCTGAATGAACATCAATAAAAGCAAAGTCAGTAACTGCACTTGCTGCGGTAGCACGCCCCGCCGTGACAGCAGCCGAACCAAGTTTTGTAGTTTTAGCGGCAGCAGCAGCCTTAGATAACCCGCTCGTAAGGCGAACGCCCTGAGCAATTTGACCGCCACGGCCCATCCATCCGAAGACAGGAACGAAGCCTGCACCAAAGTTTACGATCCCTTCACTGACAGATCCGGCTGCGGTACGCGGTTCACCAGTAATCTTGTCGCCGTAGTCTGGGAGGTCAACACCAATAAAGTTGGTTCCCATATCGACCAGACCGTAAGCACCTTTGATTGTTTCTTCGGCTCCTCTTGGGATCCCCATGAGAACATCACCGATGGTTCCGAACAGTCCAATTTCCTCTTTTTCTACGGAAGCATCTTCTACGAGATCGTTTTGGTTCTCTTCTTCAGCCATTACATGCCTCTCCGTGTAAGTAGTTCTTCTTGGAATTTGATGAATTCGTCTACATCTTCGATGCGTATATTTCTCAGTAGAGGGTCTGTTGCCATCGCTTTATTAAGTTCAGTAACAAAGCGAGCCGCTTTAGTTTTATTAATATCATTACTGGTTTCGATTTGTTCCTTCATTATGTCAAGCACACCCCTACTGGAGACAAAGAGTTGAATTCTTGGGTTGACGTTTGCTTTTTGTAGTTTGACCCCATTCGTAAATGACCTCTTCTGAAGTTCTTCAAGTGTAAGAGGTTGAGATGTGCTTAGAGCTCGGGCCGCAGCATAAGCCTTCTTAAGATCATCTCCCATTTCATTCGTCTGCACTCCCCCAACTCCCTCAACTTTGAGGAAAGCGTTGGCCTTCTCAATAACAGTCTTGTAATTCGCTGGAGTCTTATCGTTGTTGTACTTATCAAAAGCCTCTGAGAAACTTTTCTTGAAAACACCAAAATCATCAAGATTTGTTTCTGGAACCGCATCGGTTTCAAGACCCTCCTTGGGATCATCTTCTAAGCCAAGTGATCTTTGGATCCTTGAGGCGATACTCTCGTAACTATCAAACTTAGTCATTACGTCTGTTGTATATTCCTCAAGGAATTCATCTACAACTTTTTGCATCTCCTGGTTGTATTCAGTTCCTTCACCGGCTAATAGCCCTGAATCCTGCAACTTATTTACTTTGTCGGTCAGCCGCTCATTAAGGACAGCAAGTGCTTCGCTGTATATTTTGTCTGATTCTGCAATCAAGAAGTTACTAGGGGTCTGTGTTGAAGCATCCCCAGGCATCTTTCCATCAAAAGGTACGCCAGCTTCTATCATTCTTTGCCGCAGTGTATTCTGACCGGAAACCTCGTAGTCAGAACGAGCTTTTGCACGATCTTCTTGAAACTGCTGGTATCTCTCGCGTGCTTTAATTCTTTCTGGAACACTGACTTGATTAGTCTCTAACTCAGCTTCGAGTTGAGTGGCACCCTGAGTGCCCCCAACTTTGATTGCTCTTTCATAAGCGTCTGCACCAAGTGTTTTAGGATCTTCACCGATATTATTGAATGCTGTCCTGAAATCAGAACCTACTGTGAATTCCCAATTCAGTGTAGCCTCAGTAGTTGGATCTTTAAGATCCAAACCCTTTGCCAACTTCTCAAACTCAACCAGTGCGAGTTCTTTCAGCTTTCGTTCAGAAACAATGACTCCTGCCGTCGCTTGTTCTTGAAGTTTTGCCGCCGCGTTACCAATGGCAAGTTTTGCGAGCTCTGCCACTTCCTCTCGCTGCTTCTGCCGCAAGTCTGAGCCCAAGAGACGATCCTGACTGTTCTCAATATTATTCCGAAGACGAGCAAGTTCTCTGCCCATCTCTTCACCATAGGTTGAACCGTCAGGTGTTTCCGTTTGCTCCAGACGGGCAATCAATTCGACGGCCCCATCAACATCTTCAATGTCTTTGCGGTCATATGCAGCCTGCTGCACCGCACTCAACAACTGAATATTTCGGTCCTCTTCAGAGAGCAAAGGATCAGCTGCATTTACGATTGACGTAAAGTCAGTCTCCATGTTGTTATTAAGGTAGCCCGTGATTGTTGTGTAGGCCATGTCTCCAAATTCATCAGCCAGGGCCTTGCTCAACGCCTCATCTCTTTGGGGCTTAGAGGCCGCAAGTTCTTTCGCATAGTTACGCTTGAGGGTTGTGCCTGAAGACTCCTTGATGTTTTCAATCATTGTGTTGGCGAACACCGCTGTTTTAGGATCTCGGGACAGCAAGTGAAGCTGCTCAAACACAGCATCTCTGACACCATTGTTGCCCAAGGCACCACGGAGGTTAGGGTCCTGAAGTTTCCCTTGAATATCTACAAGGCTGTTAGGAAGAGCATCTCGGCCTTTCTTAGACAGTTCTAGGATTTCAAACTGAAGACCATCTGTGATGTCCGCTCGTTGCAAAGCTGCACGAGTCTGGAGGAACTTAGGCTTGAACTCAGACTCCCACTTGTCCAGCAGCCCGCCAAAGGTCTTGCCGTAGTAGTACCCGGCCCCATTCATTTGTTGCCGTTGGTCCGCCAGCACCGAGGCTTTCCAGTCGGTGTAGGCTTGTTCTGAGTTGTCTCCGTTCCGCAGGCCGAACTGATCGCTGTCTAGGGACAGATTCATGTTCTCTTCAGCCATCGTTGACCAAGAGATGAAGTCTTTCTTGGCCCGGCCTACTTGACCACCAACCTCGATCCAAGAGTTGGCGAGGTTACTGACCTTGCCTTGGTCAACCAACTTACCGAACTCAGAAGCATTCTTGGCTTCCTCTGCTCCCAACTGTTCGACCATGAGGCCGTACTCGTAGGCTTGTTCAATCTCATTCTTCGCTTGAAATTGTGCCAACTGACCAAGAGTGTTGGACAGGTTCTGGAATGCCTGAAGGGTGTAGTCATCGCCTGAGAAGTCGGGACGGCCAAGGATGCCTGCGGGTGCTGTGAATTGTGACATGGTTTAAGATAATCCCATTACGTTTGCAAATGATCTTTCACCGTGAGGCAACAGTTGAGCTCCTGCCATGTACCCCGACGCAATGTTAGAGCCGATGTTCATCAACAGGCCCGCTGTGGTTGGCCCTTGGACTTGTTGCAGTTGATCCGGTGGAGCGATAGGTGCCATAGGCATTGGACGAGAAGCTGCCAGTTGAGCCGCTGTAGCGTCCCTAGCAGTCTTGAGTTGGTTCTGGGATCTACGCATAAACGACTCCAGAGCGTTGTGTTGAACTTCGCTGAGAGTCGCTTGGTTGCGTTGGAATTGTTGTTGAAGGGCCACAACGCTGTTGCCCTCAGTCAGTGACTCACCTCGTCGAGCCATGTCCGCCCCTTGGGCATTTTGAGACTGGACGAAGATGTTGTTGATCTGACTTGCGGCGTTCTCTTTTCTCTCCGCGATGGCTTCCAAAGTATCTGTGTACTGGCCTTCAAGTCGGGTCTTTGCTGCTTTAGCCTGGGCTCGGTATCGGGCCGACTGAGCAGCCATGAGCTGGCGTTGGTATGCAATCTGTTGGGCATACTGCTGGTTACGTTGGATCTGAAGTCGGTATCTGTACTCGTTTTCTCTCCGGGCTTTTGACCGCCCAAAGATTCCGCCAAGGACGGAGTTGGCAATGCCAAGACCGGCCATAATTCCGCCTATTGCCATCTTGAAAACTCCATGAATTGATACCCCGCAGGGCCGTGATTAAAAGGATCTCCGAACTCAAAGCCTAGCCACTTCAGCCAAGCAATGTTTCCGGTGTTGCGGCAGTCAATGATGTTCCACAGAACCTCATACTGCTGCTGGTACTCATCGACGATCTGCTTTGATTTCTTGCAGAACTCAACGGGCACCTTACGAATGTCATCTGTCCCCAGCATCCAAATCTGGCCCGCAGGCCCGTGATCTGTCACACCAAAGATACAGATGGGTTTGTCGAGACAAGCAACCTTGGTCTGACCATATAGGTAGCCATCCATGATTGCCTCGAATGGTTTCTCTCCGAGTGCTTCGATTTCCTCATAGTCGCCTCGTCGCAGATTGTTTGCGATGTGAGCAATATCAGGAACAGTAGGTGTCCTGAAGGTAATCACAGCCGTTGACGCACACGGGTTGTGTAGTTGATTTCAAAGGTCGCTGACTGGAAGTTGGAGGGCAGCGGACTGTCGTTGATGAGCTCGACCTTCACCTTGTCGGTCTGGGCGAACACGGGGACACGGAAAGTCTCATCTTGGACTGTAAGCGTGCCCAAGGTTGCAGAGCCATCAGCAATGAACTTGCCGCTGTAGGGGTAGGTGAAAGTATCACCAAACTCAGGTGTCACCTTGATTGAGAAGAATGAGGTGTCATCGAAGATCACTGTCATGTATCGGATCTGCTGGCGACCATTCACCACAGGAACTCTACGGCCCCCTGATTCAGACTGCATGACTGGCTCAGAGAACTCATAGGTCATGGTGTAGGGCTCACCGATGTAGACGGTATCTGTGTCAAAATCTCCTTCAACACTGATTGATCCTGTACCCTGATCGGTAACATTCAAGATCAGGCCATCATTACGAACCACCTGAGCGGAAGAAGTTGGGTTGTAACCCAGAGTGCTCCAAGTGGTTTTACCTGTAGCTTGGTCAAATGATCCATCGCCAATCCTCTTCACACGACGATCCAGATAGGTCACATAAGTCACGCCATCATCCTTGAGGCCCGACTCCATGTCCATCTCTTCAAGCACCAGCTTGCCCCCGTTGGTCATCACCATGTACAGGCTTGTCTCACGGAAGAAGATGTCAACGATGTTACGGCTCTCGAAGGTGAACTTAGTCCACGCTGACTGGACACGCTGGGTGCCCGCCATGAAGTAGCGGTAGACGTACAGGGAGGTGGGGTCAGTATCCGTCAACGCCACCACCAAGTTCTCATGGCTGGAGGAAGCAATGGTCTTGATGGTGCCGTTGATGTACTTCGGGACATCCCGACTGATCTCAATGGCATCAAACTGGACATCAGTATCGTTGGTCTTGTAATACTCTCGCAGCCCGCTGAAGCTGCCTCTGGGGAACCCGAAGAACAGGCTGTTGCCAGAGACACTGGGCCGGAGATTGCTAGTGATGTCGAAGTTTGTTGCCGGAGTGATAGAGACAGTCTTGGGTGTCAATACACCCTCACCTTGGAGGGTGAACTGAGCCTGCGAGGAGAAAAGCACAAGCTGGTCTGCAAAGGGGACAGCAGCTTCCAGCTTGTTGACAGACGTACCACCGACCGTCACATCAATAGGAGCAGAGTCCTTGAGCGTTGTGAGGGTAGTCCGGAAGAAGTTGAAGTATTGAGCAGTCTCTGAAAGAACCACATTCTCGCCGGCGATAAACACAAGGCGGTTCTTGAAGAAAGCGATGTCAGTGATCTTGAGGCCGACGAAAGATGGATCAGGGTTGGTCAGAGCATCCCCGACTTGGCGTGGAGCAAACTTGAAGTCCTCATACTTCACATCAGCGTGTACATCAGAGGATGGATCAACACCATCAGCTCGCTTGAGGTCGAACTTACGACGGCCATCGGACTCAGTGTCGGGCCTGCGGATCAGGATCAGAGGCATCGTGTTGAAGTCGTAGTTGTTGTTTAGACCGCCATCGGTTGTCTCAACCCAGCGGCCTTTACCAACACCGACATCAGATCCACCATCACGCTCGAAGCGTACGTAGTAATCATCAATCTCAGTCTCAGGACTTCCTGCAACCTCAATCAACATTTTGTTCTTAGCCACACCGGGAAGATCGGAAAAGTTATCTACCTTATCCTTTATCCCGAACACCAAAGCATTGTTCAGTCCGTCATCGACAGTAAGAGCAAAGTCTGCTTCTGGGCTGGCGGTGTTCCGTAGATAGACAGTGGAGGTGTTGGTTTTTGTTCTGTTTTGGCTCGCGTTAGCTCCGGTACTCCAGTTTGAAGTGTCCGATATTGCAAGGTTTGTAGATGTGTAATCACTCAAGCTGTTGATTCTTGATGCGATTTTCAACGCACTCACGTTGCCATCCATCTTAAAATCTGTGTCATCTCCACTAGTATCTGTATATTGCCCTGCAAAGTTTACAGCATCAACTGAACTTGCTTTGGTGTTCGTTTCATTTTCAGCTGGAGTCCCGGCTCCATCAAACAGGTTTGTATTATCGATATAAACTTTGACAAGTAGTTCTTGAAAACTCTGAGGACTGCCCTTCACATCAATCAAAGCCTCAAAGGGTGGTGATGTGAGATCCAAAGAATACTTGGAGGTGACAGTTGTATCCATCGCCACCGTTGTCGCAGTGTTTGCAATAAAGGACACATCAGCCACCGTGGTCATCTTGAAGGTGTCACGGGGTGTGGAGGATTGCAAGTATGCATCAACAACATTGCTGTCCACATTGACCGTCTGCTCTACACCATCTAAGTCAAAGACTTTAACACCCGTTTTACCAGTACCATCAATCACCACGACATACTGCTCAGTAGCACTTCGGTTGATTGGTTGAATGAAGGGGGTGTTGGATGGAACCGTCATCAACTCCTTGACATGGTTCGCTGGCGGTCTTTTGGTCAGCCCCTCGATAGGGTGAGGGACGGCATTGACAGAGTTTTCGCACTGACCAATAGGCCGACTGTTTGCCGGTTGTTGGCTCACGCCGCCCGTCAAGTTGGGGATCGGGTAAGCAACAAGCATTAGAAGCTGGCTCCTCGGATGGCGTTGCCACGGTTCACAATGATGGCCGTGTCATAGTTGTTGAAGATGTTGTGGTCAGCCGTATCACCCTCAAACTCACGAAGGACAGCCATAGCAGCCATCTCGTCACGCAGGGTGAAAGCATTGTGCTTCTGCGAGCCAACCATACGGTCTTGGAAGATACGGGCAGAGCGGATCGTGATGTATCGACGAGCAGGCTCTGGAAGGTCTTCAAAATCCAACAGAGTGACCGTCGTGACCTTCACGCTCGAAGTGAACGTGGTGGTGTTGTTGGTTCGATCAAACAACTTAGACCCACGCTGAACAATGTCACGACTGTCGTGAGATGTGAGGGTCGTCGGTTGGTTGGTCGCGGTGTTCACTCGGTTGTCCACATCCACACGAACAATATCAGATCCGATAGAGATAGTGCCGTCAGAGGAAGGAGAAAGAGTGACACCGTATTGGGTGTTGAAGTGCCATCCCGCAGTCTGAACGTCACGAGATACCTCATCAAGAATGTTCTTGGCGATGGCGGCATCAGCAGTTTGCTGCCCAGTCAGTGAGTTCACCGGGGGCTCACCAATCGTGGAAAGCATGGTGTTCACAGACTCTAGTTCAGTTGTTCGTGCGGGCATGGGGTTCTCCTATAGAAAAGCAACGAGCCCTCTTTCGAGGGCCCGCTGTGAAAATTAGATGTCGCGTTTATTACGCGGTGGTCAACTCGAACAAGCATTCCTCGCGGAGGATGCCGTGACCCATTGCATACTTGGCAACCATCAGGGTGCCGAGACGGTCGAGCTGGTACTCAGATTCCATAGCGAGATCGAGCAACTTGACGGTGCCCAGACCTTCGGTTTGGAAGCAGATACCTTCTGTAGCGGTGAAGTTTGCACCAGAGTATCCACCGTCGGAAGTGAACACATCGTTGTTGATGAGGTCATCACCGAACACTGCGTCCTGAGTGGAAGACTCGTTCGCAGTTGGAATGTGGTTGGACTTCAGGATCCGAAGACCTGCGACCTGCACAACCTCACCACGAGCAACCGAACCGTTACCTTCGTTACCGAAGTCGCGGTTGATAGCACGAAGAACGTTGTCATCCGCCGTGTTCAACAACTTGTAGTAGTTGGCAGGGGTCAGGATGCAGTAGCGTCCATCAGAAGGCACGCTGGCTTCGTCCATCTTCTGAGCCACAGTGAAGAGGCCAGTGACGATTTCATCGCCTTCAACGCCATTAGCTGGGCTGTCAGTGTCAAGAGCAACTTGAGCACCCAAGAACTTAGCGTCAGATCCACCAAAGCGGTCGGCGGTCTTACGGGCACCTGCGATACAGGTACGGATCAAAGCTCTGTCAGCGTGGTAAGCAAGCTCACGACCAATTTGGGTCGAGTAAGCGGAACGCACATCGTAGTGGTTCTTGGCTTCGTCGATGTCACCAATGAAGGCCGAGGAGACGAGCATACCGTCGATGGAGATCACACGCTCGGTGTGCTTCATCTGGGTCAGGTACTTGCTGGTGTCAAGAACACCATCAGCAGGAGATGATTCATCAGTACCGGAGGCCATGATGGACTCACCAGGGGTGTGGTACTTAGCGGTAGCAACGCCAGTCACAGGGAACTGAGCGGACTTACCGGATGAGATCGTGCGTTGACGAACGAGAGGGAGAAGAGCGTTGTTTTCTTCAAACACTTGAAGGACTTCACCTGAGAAGACCTTGAGGAACAGAGCGTCTTTGTCTGCTCCGGTGACATTTACAGCACCCAGTCGAGAAATCCCGATTGGGTTCATTACTTGGTTTTCACCAGCCATAGTTGGATTCCTTTCTTAAAAAGAAGTTGGTTGACTGAGCTGATTGGTTTAGGTTCCCAGAGGTTGTCCCGCCGCAGCAGGGCCAAAGTTCATTCTGTAACTTCTTCAGCACCATTCATAGATCCTGCATACCAACCTTCAGGGAGGTCTACAGGCTTGTTGGACAGTTCCCACGCGGAACCATTCCAGAAATAAACAAGACCCCGAACATCGGGGCCAAGTCTCACGAGGCCATCACTGGCCTCCACGAATACGACGTTTGAACTCTTGCACCCTAGCACGCCAACGCCCACGGACATCAGCAGGAGGGGTAGAGTCCACCGCCTCATTCTTACTTTGAAGTACGTCTTTAACCCATACTTGTAGAAGGGCCACCACGATAGAGGCCAAGGCATTCCACATTACTCGCCGTAGGATTTAAGAGCGAGACGGGCACCTGTGTAGCCCATCGAGATAAGAGCAGTTTGGAGGAGTGCCACAGCTTGCACCCAAGGGCCTTCGCTGGGAAGAGCACCTGATGCAATAGTTGCACCCAAAGCACCGGCCACGACGGCCAGCCAGAATTCAGTAGTTTTGTAACCTGGTTTTTCCATAGTTCACCTCACATGACGTTGGATTGTTGAAGTTTACGGTAGACCTCTTCACGATAAGCAGGGTCATTTCTGTAGCGGGGATCGGACATGGCGGCGGTAACTTGTGCCCGAGATTGGAATGCACCAGTGGCTGTGTATGATCCGGTATCCCCTTGGAGCATAGGCTGATTGCTTCCTTGGTTGAACCGAGCCCACAGTCCTTGGACTGCCATATTCATTTGCTGGTCATTCCCCATCACCATCTCGTTAAACGCATCAATCTCCTGCTCAGGCAGGTTGGCTTGAGCCCAAGCAAGCATGGTGTTGTAATTACCTTCACCGCCAACGGCGTTATATACGCCCTGTACTTGGCCTTCGGACACTGCCTTCTGGCCTTCGATGTACGCATCAATGTACGCTCGTGGGATTCCCCACTCCTCAATTTTTTGTCTTGAAATCTCTGAAATGTCACCTGTCTCGTTGAACTCTTCAGTGAAGGGTGCAAAGTCAGTGTCAGAAAGCTGCTCCAAGTCACCAGTGTTTGCTGGTTGCTCAGTCTCCTCACCCTGTCTTATCTTTGTGAATTCCGATTC